ATTTACATTTGCTGTTGAAGCACACTCTGCAATAATTCTAGTTCTTAATCCAGCAACTGCTTGGTCAACATAAGATTTTGTAGATGCGTCTGAATTACTTGATGGCTCACCTAATCCTGTAATTGATCCACCAGTTAATGAAACATTGTCTGATGCTTGTGTTGAAATAGTACCAAGACCTAAAGAAGTTCTAGCAGTAGAACCACTTTCAGCTACCCAAGTTGATCCATTACCGACAATTAAATTACCATTTGTTTTTGCTAAATTACCAATAGCTGTTAAGTTAGCATTAGAAGCACCTTTTGCATCTATTTGATCTTGAATACTTGAACTTACTCCATCTAAATATCCTAGTTCAGTTGATGTAACAGCACTAACAGATACATCTCCACTACCATCAGATACTAAAGCTCTAGCAGTTGTAAGATTTTCTAATTTAGATAAAGAAATTGCAGCAGAAGCATTTATATCTGCATCAACAATTGCACCATTTGCAATCTTAGCAGAGGTAATTGCTGAGTCAGGAATCTTAGAAGTTGTAATTTGATCGTCAGCTATGTGTTGAGAATCAATACTTGCGTCAACATAATGTTCTGAATCTATTGCGTCATCAGCAATCTTTGCTCCAGTAACTGAATCTGCTGCTAAATGGGCGTTGTCTATACTACCATCAACATATTGATCGGAGTCCACAGAATTAGTTGTCATTTTAGCAACTGTAATTTGTGAGTCTGCAATTTTAGCAGTTGTAACTGCTGCATCTACTATATTAGCTGTTGCAATACTTGCTATAGGAATAGATTTATTTGTGTTAGCTAGAGCTCCAATAAATACGCTAGTAATAGCTTCACTAGATAAAGATCCTGAATCCCAAGATACTGTAACTGTTGTATTTGTAGAAAATGCTACTGCTGTAATTGATCCGTAAATAGTACCTGGTGTACTTGCAACAACTTTAACTCTACGTCCAACATGATAAATAGCTGTTACGTTTACTCCATCAATTCTGAAACTTGTTCCTGATACGTAAGTAGGTGTATAAGCACCTGCTCCATCTCCATATTCAATCCATTCAGCATTATTATAATGCTGCCTAATATCTGCCATAACGCTTCTAAAAGCATTGTTTATATTTGAAGGCAACATTCCTTCTGCAACTGAAACTGAATTGGTTCCTGTATTTGTATTGTTTGCTGATGTTGTATCGTATTTACCTAAAAATGTTCCTGCCATAATTTATCCTTACTCCATAAACCAAATGAAAGCTTTATCGCTTTCACTGTTATTTTTATTTACTAATGTATTAATTGCTTCTTCAATTTGTCTTTGAAAAAATTCTTGTGTCTCCATAGAATATCTAACATTATCTATGTCTGTTGAATCACTCATTATCTATATCCTGCTTTTGATGCAACAAGATCTATTCCTTGTGCGTGTTTAAATGATGTACCTGAAGCTATTTTTACATTAGATCTTATATATCTACCTGATTGTCTAACAGGATTAATACCACTTGCTACCATAGAAGATGAACTAGATTCTGTTTCTGTGTCTGCTAATCTTTCTCTAGTTTTAACAGTAACTGTTGCTTCTGCATCTACTATTGGTCTAACTCCTTGAATGTTTGTTCTAGCTCCTGGAAAACCTTCTATCTCAGCTGTTTCTATTTCACATTCATTTGAGTTTCCTGAAAAGATTGCAGCTTTAAAATCTCCATCTATTGCACCTAAAAACATTTGTCCACCATCCCAATAATCTGTATCTAAAGCAGCGTTAATATCTTCAAGGTTTTGAGATATAATATCCATTAATTCTACTGTATAAGCTCCTACAAATTGTGAAAATATTTGACTAGCATTTGTTTTAGCTAAAGACCATTTTTGTGTAGCATAGTTATATATAATTATTCTATCACAAGTACCTGTTGTATTAGAAGTATTATTTACACTTGGGTACAACCACATAGCTAATGTATTAAAAGGATCTGTTGCTGCTACTATTCTATCAGCATATGCTTTATTTAAATCAGCATCAAAAAATCTATTAACTTTTTCTACTCCAATACCTACTACATTATCACCTTGTATTTCATAGAATCCGTCATCAGCATAAAAGAATACACGTCTATTATCTTGACATACTGTCTTTCCAAAAATAGCTCCTCTGTTTGGAGATATAACTGACAGTCTAAATACTGTTGCTCCACCAACATAGTCCATACGAACTATTTGATTTTGTCTAAATATATAACCTACTTCTCCAGAAGTTATAGCTACAATTTTACCACCTGATCCTGGAAGATCTTGAGAGTCTGATTGTTTACCTGACCATACTGTTATGTCATTAATACCAGACCATTGAATTCTGTTTGTTGCTCCACTAATATTACCTGTAACTAAGAAATCCCTAATAACTCCAGAGACTCTAAACAAAGGACACGTTCCTGCTGTTTGAATTGATGTAAGATTAGCAAAGTTAGTTGATGTTCCCATTAAATAAAATTGAGCTGCATCTACTCCATTACTTGCAATTACGTATTCACCAAACTGTGTAAATGTCCAATAGTCATCATCATCTCCTGTTAAACTTCCTTTACGAGAAGTAAAAGATCCTGATGCTAATTGATATATATCTGTTTTAGTTGCTACAAAATTAAATACAGCATTAGAGTTATCTCTAAATGAACCTGAACCATGTGCATCTTTACCAGTTGTTGACGTACCTGAATATGATACCAATGATGGAAATCTTTTATAAGATCCCAAAGCATGGTAAACATTAGTTGCTACGTTGGCCCCTTTCATACCATGTGCTGGTTGATCAGGCATCCATTCTCCAAAAGGTATTTGCATTATCTATTCCTATAAAATGATAAGTCGGTTTGTATATCTGTTCTTTGTTGAACAGGAGCTCCACCATATGAATCTTGTTTATCGTTATTTTCGCATCTTTCTAAAGCAGATATATACATTTGTAACCATTGTTGAACTTGGTTAGGATCTATACCACCTAAGAAGTTTGCTGCATGGTATAAAGAACCATACAAATATATTCCAGGATGATTAGCTAATATGTAATTAGATGTAGCTGTATCGCTTAGTGCTGTAAATCTTTTATAATATGATAAGTAACCAGTATAAGCTGTGTCTGGTGCAGGGCCAAATCTTAAAGATTCTGCTGCGTCATCACTTTCAATTGTATAAACTCTAGGTCTAGCAGTTGTAGATCCTGCTTTAATTTCAAACATATTATGAGGTGTAATATACTTAAGTGCAAACTTAGTACCAGCAGACAATATATAAAATGATCTTACTCCTATAAAACCAGTAGGAACAGTTTCTGTTTCTGAGTCTATCGTAATAGCATCAATCTGTTCCATTTGTCTTATTCTTAACTTAGCATTGAAATCAGCTTCAGCTAATCCAATGAAATCGTCAATTTGATTTGTTAAGTCAGATCTATTAAGCCAATCTGCTATAGATGCTTTTAGTCCTGAGTATGATGTTAATGCCATTATAAATTTCCTTCAGCTGTTCTAAAATATCTAAACTCATTACTATTAAGTTTAGTTCTCATAATTTTTCTTTGAATGTCTTTAGGTAATTGAAACCAGTTGTTAGTTCCGTTATATTCTTTAGCCCATATTGAAAGTATTAAAGGTGGAATACTTGCCACTCTTTTCATTTCTTTAGCACCAGATATATAACCAGAGTCATGATTATAAAGAGCTTTGTTTCTTTTTAACAAAGGGTTTACATCTTGAGAGTTATTGATAGTTAATTGACCATCAGACTCTTGGATGTATTTAGTCTTTACACCTGCATCATATTCAACTGATCTTATCTTACCCATAAATTATTCAGTTAGTTCTGTAACGTATAATTCTCCGTCTGATCCACCTATTCTTAACACACCTATTTTTTCTCCAGCTGATACTTTAATAATTTCAACTTCATCTGCTGGTAATAATGGTGTAGTAACTGCAGCTGTTGGGGCTACGCCTACTGCTATGTGACAAGCAATAGTACTAACTACTCTAACATATTCTGTTCCATCTGTAAATGCAGCACTTCTAGTGTTTGATGATCCTGAAGTTAATTTAAGTGTAACTCCATGTCTTAATGCATAATTCATATTATGTTCCTTTTGTTAGGGGATGTTGCCATCCCCATAATTAATTATCTTCTTATAACGTAAGTGATTTCCATTTTAGATGCATTTGTTGAACCACCATTAGTGATTGCTTCAATTAATGATCCTTCTAA